TTTTTAAGGTTTCTGCCTGATTTATTAAAAATAACCTCAATAGAATAGAAAACATTAAGTTTGGAAATAATGACATTGAACGTCTTTGCCTTTTTTTCACTACTATAAACATATCCATTTTTAAGTAGCCAATGAATGATAAATTCACCATCAAATTTTAGGTTGTGAAAATAAACAATACTTTTTTGTTGCTTTTCTAAAAAGCTGAATAAATGGTCAATGGTTCGTCCATTAATAAAGAAATCTGTATTTCCGATTTCTGTTAAACCGAATGCCCAAATACGGGTTTCGTCTAAACTATCGGTAGTCGTTTCAAAATCCCCGACAAAATGCCTCATGTATTTATTCCCCTTTGTATATGTCAACTAATAAATCATGTGTTGCTTTTCTTAAAGTTTCGTCATAAAGGTATTTAATATCTGCTAAATTTTCGGTATAATAGAATTGCATGAATTTCTTTAATGGCATCTTGTCAACCACTTTATATAGTTCAGAGGTCAAACCGTGGAGGGTTTCAACCGCTGACAAGTAGTTGTCTTTGTATGTCCTGTCCATTTTCTGAAGGTAGTTAGCCTTTATGTTTGTTTTTAGTTGGGATAAGTGCCGTCCCAACTCTTTTTTATTTCGATAACGATTAGGGTTGAATGTAAGAGGAATGAGATTTTCATAACGCTTATCTTTCATAAAGGTCATTTGGTCAAGGGCAGTAAATTCAAGTTCTTTGCCTTTATGTTTAAGTTTTAAGCGTTCAATTTCTTTCCTCTTAGATTCTTTTAAACGATTAATTGTCTTAATCTGCCGTTCCAATTCATTGAGTTCTTTTTTAGTAAAAACAACCCCTTGGGTATTCTTCACATATTGATAATTCATATTGTGAGGATTAATAAAGGATTGCATTTGTTTTACATAATCATTAAACTCAGCACGGGTTTTAAATTGAGTTGCCCCAGTGGTCGGCATCTCAATGTCAATCCCTTTTTTCCGTAAACGGGATTTTTTACCTGACACCTTTTTATTTAGTTGTGAGATAAGTTCCCGATCTTTATTTCGGATACGAATTGGACTTGACTTAGACAATCGACCTCAACCCCTTGAATGTTAACTCGAAACCCCCTTTTCTCAATCAATTCATACAGCCTAATAAGTGCAAGCTTGTTCATTTGAAGATCAAACTTATTTTTATACACATTATTAATCCGAACATTGAAAACGGAAATTTCATTTTCTATTTCATCTTTAAAATTGTTTAAATAAAACATGCTACTGAAATAAAACGTCATACCTTCGAGTGTTATACTGTAATCTGATTCTTTTATATCTAAATAAATTCCCCGTTTGGTTTTCATGGTTTCTCCTCCTAATTCATTACCTGTTATATTGATTTTGATAATTAGGCGGTGGAGGATTATGTCCGTTATCAGTCGATTTCTTTTCTAAAAAATGTAGCTGCGTTATAAAAACTTCTGTTATATATTCTCTTTTTCCATCTTTTTCATAGGTTCGGGACTGAATCCTCCCCTCTACCGCAATAAAAGATCCTTTTCTCAGTGACTTTCCTACGATTTCCGCTGTCTTGTTGACACAAACACAACGAATAAAATCTGTGTTTTCTTCATTTTCTCTCTTAAAAATCCGGTTCACGGCAAGTGTGAAACTGGCAACAGGAACACCCGACGGGGTGTAAGAGACTTGAGGGTCTTTTGTTAACCGACCTGTTAAATTAACACTATTTAGCAAATGCATTCATCCTTTCAAACATAATAGATTACTTTTATAATGTATCATAGTCTAATTATGTTTTCAAGGGCATGAAGAATATATATGTATAAAAATTGAAATAATAGAGGGTATGTATAATTTTTTGGAGGTTCATTTATGGATATAAAAGATTTTAATGCTATAACTACTAAGATAACCCAAAACTTATCAAACCAAGCATTGGTTACTGAACTTTTAACACAACTGATAGACGATTACTCGGAGACACAAAATAATATTACCAATTTGAATACACAAACACAAACCTATCAAAATGAAATATCAGCATTACAAAAAACAAACATGAATCTATTCTTAAAATTATCCTCTCCTGTACCTGAGGACGGATTAAAAAAACCCGAACCTCTTCAATATGAAGAATTGGTCAAAGGAATGATTAAATAATGGCTAACAATATAACGGTTTTAAATACGATTTGGGAAAATGCATCAGATGATTATCAAACACGTGTTCCCGTAGCAACAAGAACCAATATTACGACTGTCGGGAATGCTATTTTAAATTATGCTTCAACCAAAAATGAATTTTTAGATGCCTTAGTCAATCGCATTAGTTTAGTACTGGTATCCTCAAAAATGGCTAACAATAAGTTATCTATTTTTAAGAAGGGTATGATTGAATATGGGTCAGACATTGAAGAAATATTTACGTCAATGGCAAATGCACAAACGTTTAATGTGGATACAGCGGAGACGGAAATATTTAAAAGGGAACAACCGAATGTTGAAGCGATTTTCCATAGGGTTAATCGAGAAGATTTTTACAAAGTTACGATAGAAGAGGGGCAAATCAAACGTGCCTTTTTATCAGATGATGGCTTAGGCAAATTAGTAGCCAGCATTATGAATTCACTTTATTCAGGCGATAACTACGACGAATATATTCTAATGAAAAATTTAATTTCTACTTATTTTACAGATGTGACAACAGCAAGTTATATTGAAGTGCCAAAAGTTCAAGACCAAACCACTGCACAAGATTTTTTCCGTACTGTCAAACAGGCTTCAACAGATATGACCTTTATGACAGACACATTTAATGCACGTGGAGTTATGCAACGATCAGAAAAAAATGAACAAGTTTTACTCTTACACAAAAATGTCAACACTTATTTAGATGTAGATGTTTTATCATGGGTATTCAATTCTAAAAACATGGACTTTGATACCCAAGTCGTAATATTAGATGACTTTGCCACATTAGCAGATACACAAGCCTGTCTTGTGGACAAAGACTGGTTTATGGTATTTGATAAATTATTCCAAACATCTAATCAATACAATGCACAGGGTCTATATTGGAATTACTGGCTACACCACCATCAAATTTTGTCAACCAGCCAATTCCATAATGCTATTCAATTTAAAATACCAGCAGGAGCGTAAAAATGAATGAAGCATGGACAATATTTTGGTTTGACGGTTTTAAAAGTCTATTCATTGTGGCATGTGTGGCAGTCGTATTACACCAGTTGCAATCAAGGGCTTTAAAAAAATTCATGGCACATCTTCAAAATCACCATAGAACCATGGACAGAAAATTGGAAGAATTAAAGAGGTTAAATAAATGGTAGCACCGCAAACGGAAATTCGGACATTGATGCATATACCTTTTAATACGAATTATTCACATGTACGGGATTTTCCGAATGTCGAAGCCCAAACCAATTATTTTTTATCACGGGCTTACCATATCTTTTTTGATTTTAATTATATAAGAGAAGAAAACGCAATAAAGGTCTTTGTCCCTTATGATGATGTTGTCAATGTAAATTACATTATGTATCGCAATGGAAATTACACAGATAAATGGTTTTATGCGTTTATTACTAAAAAAGAATATGTCAACCCGAACACGACAAGAATTTTTTTCGAAATGGATGTCTACCAAACATGGATGTTTGAAATGTACTGGCGACCATCTTTCACAGTTCGGGAACATGTTTCTTTATGGTCAGGCGGAAAACCGACTATGCACACAATAGATGAGGGTTTGGATTATGGGACAGATTACGAAACGGTGTCAATTACCAAATACCAACCCTTTTCTAATGTGTATTTCATGGTCATTATTTGCAAAGAAACCATGCATAGTAATTTAACGGACGGGGTAAAACCCGTATTAAACGGCTTACCGCAACCCCTCACTTATTACATTCACCCATTTAAATTAGATGGTACAACCCCGAATATTATGTTAGATGGTGAGGGTGCTTTGCTGTCTTCTATAAAAGATGTGTTTGAGGCCATTTTCAAAAATGAAAAAGCGGTTAATAATGTAGTGAATATTTATGTAACTGAGTATTGTGGAATTGATATGACCTATGATGCCCAGTATGATGAATGGAATATGAATAGAAATAACGTTCAAAATGTAGCGATTAATGGTACACCCTCTTTTACTACGTTGAATGTGTGGCAAATGCCAAATTATACAAAAAAAGAGTTAACGCTGCTAAGCAATGTCTTTGATGGTTTCGAACCTGTTACGGAATCAAAACTGTTAAATTACCCGTATGCTTTAACGATTTTGGATGACTTCAAAGGGAATCGGATTGAATTAAAACATGAATACCTTGATACAGGTATTTTGAATTTAATGATTCAAGGAAGTTTAGGGACAAGTAATAAAGTCAGCTATACGGTAACGAATTATTTACGAGATGGCGATTTAGACCCCGCTTTATTACATGTTCATGGGATGGAAACAAGTGTTGTCAATAACAATCCGAATGACTTACCTATTTTAAGTGAATATCTTTCAGCCTTTTTACAAGGAAATAGAAATACCCTAGAAAATCAGGCAAATGCTACTGTTTTTAATGGCATTATGGGTGTACTGGGTGCAGGAATTAGAAATCCAGTCGGTGCGATTGAATCAGGGGTAAACACTCTTTTTCAAATACAGGGTATGAATGCCAAAATAAAAGATATATCCAATATTCCGCCTACTTTGACCAAATTAGGCGGAAACACTTATTTTGACTATGGCAACAACATAAACGGATTGTACGTGATTAAAAAACAAATCACACAAGAACATAGGGACAAATTAACCGATTATTTTAAAATGTACGGCTACAAAGTTAATCGGTTAAAAGTTCCTAATTTAAATACCCGACCCGCTTTTAATTTTGTCCAAACCGTAGATGCACATATAACAGGAAATATTCCTCATAACCATCTCGAAACCCTCTGTAGTATTTTTAATAATGGGGTTACGATTTGGCACGGTGACTATGTTGGGGACTATGGGCAAGATAATGGTAGTTAGTAAAAATGCTTATCTGTCAATGTCCGAAATGACAGAAAACGCTCAATATATTATGGGTTATTTGTTATCTAAGGGATGGACAAAGCAATCCATAGCCGGAATGCTGGGAAACATGCAAACAGAATCTACAATGAATCCTGGCATTTGGGAAAGCTTACAAATAAATTATTCACGGGGTTATGGTTTGGTGCAATGGACACCAGCCACAAAATATTTTGATTGGGCGAGTGCAAATGGCTTGCCTGATAATATTGATACTCAATTAAAAAGAATTGAATACGAAGTACAAAATAATTTGCAATGGTTTGGCGGAATGTCAAGTAGTATGACTTTTGCCCAGTTTACTAAAAGCACTTTGACCCCGACTTATTTAGCCGAAGTATTTATCCGAACCTATGAACATCCACAAGACCCCGACCAGCCCGATAGAGGAACACAGGCGGAATACTGGTTTAATAATCTTACAGGCGAAACAACGGGCGGTTACCAGCTGGCAGTTTTCCCAATGGATATGATTAATATTTCTCAGGGTGAAAATGGTTCATATTCACATAAAGGCACATGGAATATAGACTTTGTGGGAAGTCACGACAAATACCCATATTATGCGCCTTGTGATTGTGAATGCATTTATAAAAAGGATTATGACGGGCAAGCCTATATTATTTGGAAGTCTTCTAGTGCGGTTATGTGTGTGGATGGTCAGGTACGAAATATTACATGGTGTAATATCCATGAAGCGAATATGATTCATGGTGTGGGCAGTAAAATCAAAAAAGGCGATTTGATGGGGTACACAGGTATAGCTGGCAATGTTACGGGCGATCATTGGCATTTTCAAGTTATTGAAGGTTCGACTTATCAGGGGTGGCAATATGTTCCTGATTCAGAAATTATAGGAAACAGGCTTCATATATATGATGTCTTTGCTATTTTACCGACAACGAATATTGTAAATGGACTGGGATACAATTGGAGAACATCTGACTATGCAGATGGTGTACCTTCTGACGGTGGTTTTATCTCAGAAGGGAAAGCTTTATACCCATTACTTCTTAGTGGAGCATTAAAAGGGTGGTCTATATGAGTAGAAAAAAATTGGATTCAGCACATCTAAATAATGAAACTTATTTAATGTATTATAACCGATTACGGGATTATGCTTTAAATATGTTTGAATGGACGGGACTCCCTGATTCAATCAATGTTAGATTTTTAGAAAAGACTATGATTGACGAAGGTAGAGCCGTATTTTTTAACGATAATCAATTGGGTTTTTTGGCTTTACCCGTTCAATATGGCGGTGTGGTAAATGTATATAATGAGCCGACACAATATAAAGCCGTGTCCATACACTACAATAAAGACTTGACACCTGACGAAGCCGTTATCATGTGGGGTCAATATTCGAGAATGACATTGGCATCCATAATCAAATTGTTTGCCCGAAGATTATATCAAGTTGAACGTATTATGGATGTCAATATTCACGCACAAAAAACACCCGTTTTGATATTGGCGGATGAATCGCAGCGTTTAACTTTACAAAATATGTACATGCAGTATGACGGCAATGAACCCTTTATTTTCGGTAATAAAAGCGGTTTTGATAAAGATGCTTTAACCGTTCTGCAAACAGAAGCACCTTTTGTGTCGGATAAATTACAGGCTTACAAACATAATTTGTGGAATGAAGCTATGACTTTTTTAGGTGTTGGAAATGCCAAACAGGATAAAAAAGAACGATTAGTCAGTGCTGAAGTCTCAGCGAATGATGAACAAATACAGGGTGCAAGATACATTATGTTGAATTCACGGCAGGATGCTTGTTTGGCTATTAATAAAATGTTTGGACTAAATATAAGTGTAGATTTTAAATTAAATGTTGAAAATGAAACGGGTGATGACATTGGAACCGTTCGGAAATCTACTGACGAATCCTGAGAATATTACATTTGCTGTTTTGTTTATTGGGTTGTTTGTCTATGTGATGCGAACCAATGAAAGACGGGAAGACCACTATAGAAAAACAATTGAAACGTTGACCGATTCTTTAAATGATTGTGAAGCAACAAAAGTAAAATTATCAGAAATGAAGGAATTATAATGGCTAAATACACCACCCAGTTAAAAACGATTATTGATTCAGGCATAGATATTTTTGCCCGTGTGGACTACCCCATTTTTGATGAAAATTATCGGTCAGTGTTAAATCAAAAAATTTTAGATCGTTTTTTGTTCAGAGAAATTGGACTGGAAACATACGAATTATTTCACCACTTTTTAAAAAGAAAAATGAATGAAATCATGCCTTATTATAATCAATTATATAAGCAGTTTGGGATTTTAGATAATCCTGATTTTAACCCATTCTTTAATTTAAATACGACAGTAACTGACAGTCGGACGGTTTCGAATGAAGTGGATTCGAAGGGGTACGGTGAGGGTAAAGAAATTTTTCAAGATACTCCTAGTTCGAAACTGGGTGATGCAGATTTTGCGACTAATATTAATAGTTCGGATTCTGTCGGGATTTCATCAGGGACAAGTAAAACGACAGAAGACTATGTTAGTAAGACACTCGGAAGCGGTGGGATGCGTTACCCTTCTGATATTTTGAATGAGTTTCGAAGCCATCTGATTAATATTGATGTTATGGTCATTGAAGAATTGAACCCATTATTTATGAATATTTACTGAGGGGTGAAAAGTTTTGGTCAATCCTGTTAATAAGCTGGACTTTTTAATTCAGCAAGTATTACCTACCGTATATGATGACAGTTTAAGCTTTTATGAATTGGTTAATAAAGTAGTAATTAAATTAAATGAAGTTATTGACCAGTCGAATGAGTATTTTTCGCAGAATTTAGAAGCAGTTGTTACGGCTATTTTAGAAGACTGGGAAACAACAGGCCGTTTAGATGATGTGATAAACTCAGCTTTAATGGAAGGGAAACTGGACACAAATGTGTTTACTTCTTTTGAAGCAGATATTAACGACCAGTTAACAGATGTTGATGCAGCATTATTAACTAAAAATTTTAAATATTCCGGTTCGCCTGAGGAATATGGTGCAAAGGCAGACGGGGTAACAGATGACACAGCTTTTATTCAACAATGTTTAAATGAAAATCAGGTTACCGTGCTACGTGATCGGGATTATAAAATTACCAAAATGTTAAAATTACCCCGAAACCATTCGATACAAGGTAATGGCGGACGGATTTTAACAGGTGCGGACTGGCAAGGTCATAATATGGGCGGTACGGTGGATTTGCATACCATTTTATGGGTTGAAGCAAGAGAACCGATTTTTGAATCTGAATTAGATATGAAAACCAAATTTGTTAAAGATTTGCGTATTAAAGGACATCCGAATTTTAACCATGTCGGAATGTTTTTTGGCACGGTGGATAATACCGTGATTGATCAAGGCACAACCGTTAATTATTCCACATTTGGCATGATGATTGAAAACGTGTCTTGCGATAAAATGTATCATGGTTTTAAATTATCGGAATGTTGGGGTAGTCAGTTTGTCGGGTGTCAATCGGGCGAATGCCGGGGTATGGGTATAGCAATCAAAGGACAAGTGGTTAATAATACCTTTGTCAATTGTCAATTTTCTACACATGGTGCTGGCAACTCTGGGGTCTTTATTGAAGGATTGACTTATCAAGGGGTTATGAAACGACCTGAGGGTCTTATGTTTAGTAACTGTTTTATCGGTTATGCTTCATATGGTGTTCAGATGATTCGAGGACTGGCTGTTAGCTTTACGAATTGTATTATTGATTTGAATGCCAGCGGTCTGAATATTACGGATGCTGTTGCGAACTTTACAGATTGCTGGATACAGGCAGACACGTTCCCAGTCGTCACGCTTCAACCTTTAGCAACCATTGAAAATGGGTCAGCCGTTACATTAAAGGGTTGTTATTTAATGCCTACGGGTGCGGATAACATTAGTATTGACATTGGAATGCGTCAAAATGGTGTTACGATTATAGGATGTTATTTTTCACGCACTGCCAATTTTGGAGATGCTACCACAGCCGTGTTTGTGAATAGCTGGTGTTTAGACCCACAAACCACCGATCCGAAAATTATTGTACGTCCATTAGCCAATGTAAGTGTTGGGTCTGTACGGTTCAAGACTACGGGTGTGGATGTTACGAGACAAAATTTATAAGAGGTTTTTGCATGTATTATGACTTTCATACTATTTTGAGTTACAATATTTTGTTTAATTTTATTATTGGTAATCGGGGTGCTGGTAAAACATACGGTGCTAAAAAATGGGCGATTAAAGGGTTTATTAAAGATGGTTCTCAGTTTATTTATTTGAGACGATATAAAACAGAATTTGATGATGTCAAGAAGTTTTTTGCAGATGTTGCGGAGGAATTTCCCGATCATACATTCGAGGTTAAGGGTAAAAACTTTTATATTGACAAAGAATTAGCAGGTTTTGGTATTCCTTTGTCTACTGCATTAATGAAAAAATCGGTTTCGTATAATCGGGTTAATAAAATTATATTCGACGAATTTGTTATTGACAGCAAAGTTATTCA